AAGCACCCAATATTAAAGATGGCAAAAATACGGCAAAACCGTTGTTTGAGAAACAATGTGAGCGTTTAAGCAAATGGCAAATTTTCAATAAATTTGTCAAATCGTCAAAGTTTTGACAAAAGATAGGGCACAGTTTGGGGCACACTAAAATTGTTTTTACAAGTCAAATTTAGAAAATCGGCTTTTAAAAGCAATTTTTACATAAGAAATACGATATAAAATGTTTATTTTATCTTTTTTTATGTCTATTATACATTATTTAAGCATTTCTTAAGTCAATGGGGCGTATAATTCTCTTATCAAAACAAAGGAGATTAAGATGAAAACAAAGATAAGAGTCTTAGGCGTTAGCGAATTTGATGATAAGCCAAATTTTGTAATAGAAATAGACGGCGAGCTGTATAGGACTGATTTGTGTAATATATGGATACCAAATACACGCGGGTTATTAAGCTGCGACACTCCTCTTGCCGAGGGGATAGAAATAGAAACTGAAATAAAAAAATATGAACCCGAATACAACGGAAACATATTTTCTTTTGTTGATTTGTCTATTAATGTTTTATCTCTTATTGCAGGAGACTTAATAGAGCTAAGAAAGAATACAAGAGCTCAAATGGCTGTCAATATCGAAGCGGTGCTAAAAGACGCGCAGGAATACCGCAAATCAATGCAAGAGGCACAAACCGAGAGCGAGTGGTGCAAAGTCGTAAACGAAATCAACGCGCGACTTATCGAGAAAACATCCCCTTTTCTCGTAGAGGCTAAGAAAAAGAGGCTTTTATGGGAGTGCATAGACGATTTTTGCACCAAAAAATACGGTATTAGGTGCTATAAAGCATTATCCGGACATTCCGATAAGGAAGAATATATAACACTGACACTCCCTTATCAAATAGTTACCTTAGAAGAGGAGATCGCTCATCAACTCAAACACAAAAGAATTCTTGCCACGTATGAACTTGGTAAATTTTACGTATCACAAGCTCCTCGCGGCGGCGAAAACGGTAAAGACGGATATTATAAATTTGACGTCATAGACAAAACTGACGGAAAAACCTATATTTTTGTTTGGCGTGATGTATTTGATTTTGGAACGTGGGGATTTCCTTTTAGAGACGGAATAGATCCGTTTAAAGAAGAGACTTGGAGCGAGAAAGAAAGAGAAATATACCAATTCGTCCGCCGTCAATTCTCTGGCGGCGTAAGGATGTAGTATGACGCTCAAAGAAGTATCAGAGCTTACGGGTATCCCATACGATACCCTTTTACGTTGGAATAGCGCAAAGCAGGGCAATTATCGCCGTTCGCTGGCGCGCTTTCTAAAGGACGCCGATCGTTCGGCATTAATAAAATATTTTGGGCACAAGGAAAAGGAGGAAAACAAGCAATGAGCGACATCGTCAGGCCTCAATCCCCAGTAACTGAAACGATAGCCAAGATACAAATCGAGGGCGATGTTTTGCGAGTTATTTTCCCTGAAAGAATCGAAAAATTTAGGCAAACACTAAAAAGCAAAGATTTTCAATGGGGCGGCGTTTCTTGGTATAGAGAAATCGGGATGAAAGCAGGCAAGATAGAGGACCGGGCGGCAGAGATAGGCAATTTGCTCTTAAATGAGGGGTTTATAATTCAAATTTCCGACGAGGCAATAAGAAACAACGCCATAAATGCCGTATATGAGGACGAAAAAACGCGCTGGATAACAATATACAAAGACAATTCTTATGCCGACTACGTCGTCATTTCGTGGAGATATAATGACGATCTATACTACAAGGCGCAGAAATTGCCCGCATCTAAATACCGCAACGGGAACATAATCGTAAGAAAAGAGCAATATGAGGCGATACTTGATTTCGCCAAAATGTATGACGTAGCGATAAGCGAGAAAGCTATGCAAAGACTAGAGCTTGCAAAACAAGAGAAACTAGCGGCGCTTATACCTACGGCGATCAAGAAAAAGGTAAAAGTACAACCGCAACACAAAGAAGGGGTAGACGGAATAGACCCGTCTTTGCTGGACGACTAAATGAAACCTTTTGCCCTAAAAACCGCCTTATACGAACACCAGCAGCGAGCGTTTAACAAACTTTCCAAGCTGAAAGTGGGCGCGCTATTTATGGAAATGGGCACTGGCAAGACCAGGACGGCGATAGAGCTTACCAAATTTAGGGCGGGTAAAATCGACAAGGTAATATGGTGCTGCCCCGTGTCAGTAAAAGAAACTATTAGGCAGGAAATTTTAAAACATACCAATTGTGGAAAAGACGATATTTACGTTTTCGATTCAAAAACTACCGATATAAATATTCCAAATGCGGGCTGGGTAGTCGTAGGAATAGAAAGTATAGGGCAAAGCGATCGCGTGGTTGTTGCGCTAAATAGCATTATCACGGATCAAACTATGCTGGTCGTAGACGAGTCAAGTTTTATAAAAGGCTACCGCTCAAAGCGCGCGCAGAGACTCACAATTATAGGGGAGCGCGCGAGGTATAGGCTAATTTTGACAGGAACGCCGCTATCGCAAGGTATAGTCGATTTATATTCGCAAATGAAATTCCTATCGCCAAAAATTCTAAATTACTCGAGCTTTTATTCATTTGCGACCAATCATCTCGTATATGACGAGAGGTTTAAAAATATGATCGTAGGGGTATTAAACGAGGAGTATATCGCAAAAAAGATAAACCCCTACGTTTATCAGGTCACGAAAGAGGAGTGCCTAAACTTGCCCGAAAAGCTTTACGATACTTGGTATTTTGAGATGGATAGCAGCCAAAGGATGGACTATGAATACGAGAAGCAAGAATTTATAGAAAACATTATGCAAGAAAATATCAATATCGGCGAGGTCTTTACTTTGTTTCTACATTTACAGCAGATAGTATCGGGCTTTCGGAACAAAAATAAATATAATTCTAGGCGCGAGGAAACGATGCTTGATATAATTGATACTTTTAGCCTCGACGAGAAAGTTATAATCTGGGCGAAATACAAAGAGGATATAAGGGCTATTACCTCGGCGCTTGACGGGGTGGGTAAATTTGAAATATTTACGGGCGAGACGAAACAATCAAAACGTCAGAAAATCATCGACGGCTTTCAAAACGGCGATACTAGATTTTTGGTGTCTACGCCGTCCGCAGGAGGCTTTGGCATTACGCTTACGGCGGCTAGTAAGGTAATTTTTTACAACAACAGTTTTAAATACTCGGAAAGAATACAAGCGGAGGATAGATGCCACAGAATAGGACAAGAAAAGAAAGTGACTTACATTGATATTATATGCTCTGACAGCATAGACGGCAAGATTTACCGCTCCTTGATGGACAAAGAGGATGTGGTAGAGGCATTTAAGAAAGAGGTAGAAAAGATAAAGGACGGAAATGAAGAAGATATACGAAAATCGCTCGGTCTATGAGGCTACGCAAGAAAGATTAAAATTTATCTTTGACGAATTCGAAAACGTATATGTATCGTTTTCGGGCGGCAAAGATAGCGGGCTAATCTTAAATTTATGCATTGACTACATCAGAAAGCATAATCTGAATAGAAAAATAGGCGTATTGCATCAAGATTTCGAGGCGCAGTATACGCACACTACAAATTTTGTGACGAAAATGATGACTTCAAATCTCGATATTATCGAGCCCTTTTGGGTGTGTATGCCATATCTCGCCAAGACCGCAACCAGTATGTATGAGCAGTATTGGCGTCCTTGGGATAGCGCAAAAAAAGATATTTGGGTTAGAAAAATGCCCGAATATAAAGGAGTGATAAATATCGAGAATCATAAATTCGACTTCTGGAACGATACGCTAACGCAAGACGATTTTTATGAGAAATTTGCAATATGGTATCATAAAAATATCTCAAAAAAAGGCAAGACGATATGCCTAGTCGGTATCAGGACAGACGAATCTTTGAATAGGTGGCGAGCCATCACATCAGAGAAAAAGACTTATAAAGACGCTATTTACACAACCCAGATAGAGGGCGATGTATATACGGGCTATCCGATATACGATTGGAGCGTAGAGGATATTTGGACGGCTCACGCCAAATTTGACTTTCCATACAATGAGATATACGATACTTTCTACGCCGCAGGGCTAACGGTGCATCAAATGCGAGTAGCCAGCCCTTTTAACGATTGGGCGATCGGCTCGCTAAGCTTATATCGAACGTTAGAGCCTGAAGTTTGGGGCGCTATGGTGGGGCGCGTAAACGGGGCAAACTTCTGCGCAATATACGGCGGCACGAAAGCCGTTGCGTGGAAGAATATACAAAAACCCAAAAACCATACGTGGAAAAGCTACGTTGAGTTTTTATTGCAGACTCTGCCGGAGGAAACGAGAAAAACATACGAGCAAAAATTTAGCACGAGCGTTAAATTCTGGAAAGAAAAAGGCGGCGTGCTTTCAAAAGAGACCATTGCCGAGCTAGACGATCAGCACATAGTCCACAAAACAAACGGGAAATCAAATTACAAAACCACGAAAGAAAGGGTAGTATTTGACGAATACCCCGATGAGGCGAACGTAAAAGAGGTGCATTTAGTGCCAAGCTACAAGCGTATGGCGATATGCATACTCAAAAACGACCATCTATGCAAGTATATGGGTTTCTCGCAAACAAAAGCAGAGCGCGAAAAACGAGAAGCCGCAATTCAAAAATATAAGGAGTTATGATGTTTAAAAGTCCAGTCTATAACGTAATCAGGGTGCCTATCGAAAAAATCCAAGCCAACGCATACAACCCAAATCACGTTGCGCCGCCGGAAATGAAATTGCTTGAAAAAAGCATATTAGAGGACGGGTATACAATGCCGATAGTCTGCTACTACCTCAAAGATGAGGATAAATACGAAATCGTGGACGGGTTTCACCGATATACTACGATGCTAAGAAATAAGGAAATAAGAGAGCGCGAGGGTGGATGTTTGCCAGTATCCATAATTGATAAGCCTTTAGAAAACCGTATGGCATCAACCATTAGGCACAACAGGGCGCGAGGGTCGCATTCGATAGACCTTATGCAAAACATAGTCAAAGAGCTTGTGGAGGCTGGGCTAGGCGATGTTTGGATTATGAAGAACATCGGCATGGACGCCGACGAGCTTTTGAGACTTAAGCAACTCACAGGGCTTAAAGAGTTGTTTAAGGACCGGGACTTCTCGCAGAGTTGGACGGTAACAGCATAGGCCAAATAGGGGCGATTTGCCCCATTTCTACACCGTCAAAGCCCTATTTTTTGCCTCGACTGCCGCTTTTGTTGCCGGCAGAGTTTCTTTCGGCTTGTCTTTGCCTACTTTTTTCTCCGCGGCTCGTTTTGCCATATCCGGTCGTTGCCCCAAAGTTGCGGTTATTGCTTGTCCTTCCTGCCTCGCTATTTTTAGCTTTTTCTTGTGCGGTCTTTTGTCTGCCGAGCTCGTCGGCTAGCTGTTTTTGCTTATTCGGATTTACTTTTGCGCCGCCAAAGCCTAGCAATGAGCCCGCCTCTAGCCAGTTGCCGACTTTATTATTGGGCATACTCCAGCCCCCGCTTTTATTTTTTGATGGGCTTACCCCACCAAAACCGCCTCCGTTTCGCGCTCGCCCTTGCGCCCTAGCGGCTCTTTCCGCCCACTCCATAGAGCTTGTTTTATTTGATATTTCGCCTCCGCCCGCAGAGTTTACTTGCGCGGTTTGCAAAGCCTGCGCCGCAATATCGCTTACTTGTACGCTCGGCGCCGTTACGGTTGCATTGAGTTGGTACGAAAAGCTATTTTGCACCTCTTGTAGGCTTTGAGTCAGCGCGCCTCTTAGTTCGCTCGCCCAGCCGTAGTTTTCTTGTCTGGCATAGCCAAACTCTAGCCCCATATGCCCTAGCCCTATGCCTAAATTAAATTGTGGGTTATAACCGTGCCTTGGCACGCCGTAGGTTTTTCCGATCTCTATCGTATCGGTTCTTACTACGCTAGACGGCCTTGTTTTATCAACGTAAAGAAATTTCTTATCTTGCACTCTATACCCCACTACGTCGCCTTTTTTATTTTCAAGCTCAACGTGGCTATCTAGCATCCCAAACTTATCCTTTAAAAATTCTCCAAATCCAAGCGCCCTGTCATAATACGGCGCACCGCTTGCGTCAAATCCTTGTATTTCTCCGCCAAGTCCGAAATGATTATCAAGCCCCGCTATTACCTCCGTTATTTCATCGACGATCGTTCCTATGGCAAGGCTTAGCCCAAACATCCCTAGCAGCGACGGAGCCGTGCCTAATGCCCGCAACCCGTAGCTTAGCGCGCTTTGGGTTAGCGTATTTTTTAGCTCGCCTAGCAAAGCCTCGCCGATATTGGCGGTATTAAATTCCCCGTTTACAAGCCCGTCGTAGAGCATACCTGCAGCTATACGCCCAAATACTCCGCCAAAAACATACCCTAGCCCTTCTACCGCGTTTTCATATTGACTATCCATCATCATTTCGCCGTAAAACTGCCTAAAGCTTCTATTTATCTCGCCGCGAGTTCTACCGCCTAGCCCTTTGCCAAAGCTATCGCCCCTATCGCTTTGCCTAATTACGGCTTTGCGCTCTTTGGCTTGTTTTGCTATTATCTCGCTTGCGCTTGATATTAGCGTAGCGGCGCTATCCTTGTCCTCTCGCAAAATCAAAATCTGCATAGGCATTAGCACGAATTCCGCAAAGTCCTCGTTTAGCTCGAGCAGCCCTGCGGTCAAAGAAAAGGCTTGGTTGATGAAAAAACTTCTTAGATCGGGGGTTGGTAAATTTAAGGCGTTATAGCCGTAGCCGCCTGCGTAATACCCGTCAAACAGCCCGCCCGCCATAAAATCATAAACCCCGCCCGTGTCGGGATTGGTAACGTTTAGATAGTCGAAGTTAGTGTAGTTCACTTCCTTTTTTCCATATCGAATTTAGCAGGTTTGCCAAGTCCCGGCAAATCCTCCTTGACTAGCCCGGAAAGCATATCAAAAAAGACCTTCGTCATATCCGCAGGCACTATCATTCCGCCGGCTTGGTTTTCAGAGATGAACCCGCCAAGCGTAGATGTAGCCTTGATAATGCGGTTATCCCTAACTTGCCTATCTATCGCCTCTTTTTGGCTTTTAGCTAGCTCGGTCTCGTCTTTTAGCTTTTTTATTTGCGCGTCTACCAGTTCGTTTTGTTTTTTTAGCCCCGCGAGCCTATCGTTCATCCCGCGCTCTAGCTCCTCGTTTCTTAGCCGCGCGCTTTTGGTCTGCTCTTTTAGCCCGTTCATTTCCTCGTCAAAGGTTAGCTCACGGTATGTTAGCTCCATTGCCTGCGCCATAGCCTGCGCGGTGTAGCCCATAGTTAGATTTGCTAGCAGTTCGCTTATGTACTTCGCGCGGAGCTCGTTTGAGATGTTGTATTTGTCGTATTGCTCGTTTAGATACTCCAGCGTTTTTTGATACGGAGTATTTGCCGCCGTAGTTTCGGTTAGCATATCGGCGAAGTTGGCGATATACTTGTCTGTGAAGTTCATCTTATAGCCCTTTCTCTATTTAGCCGCGTGAGCTTGAAATTTATCAAATCCGCGTCGTCGTCCGTTTTTTCAGATAGCGCGGCAAGGTCTTTTTTGACCCCGCCAACGCCCGCGCTTAGCCCCTCAAATTTTGCCTCTAAGCCTGCTATTTTGCTATTTACGGCGGCTATTGCGGCGTTTGCGGAATTCACCGCATCTATTAGCGCGGTTTCTTGCTCGGGCGTCATTTTGCCCCGCCTAAAATTTCATTGAGCTTTTGGGCGCAAAGGATTATCATTTGTTTTAGCTCCTGCGCGCTCACATCGACAAGCTCCCCGCTTACGGTTGGGAATTTTACGCTTTGCGTGCCTGATATTTCAGCCGATTTTAGGGCGATCATCATTCTTGTTTGTGCCGCCTCGTCCGCAGGAAAAGTTTTACTGCCGATCTCTATCTCCAAATTCGCGAGCTTGCGCGTTCTTTCTCGGTCGCGTTCACTTTTTAGCATTTCTGCGCTTTTGCTTAGAGAGCCGTTTTCAAACTTATACCCCATCGGGTTATCTACGCCTAAATTATCTATTACAGAGGCTAGCACGCTGAAATAGCGCGGATGCTCCTCGCTACCTTGCCCCACGATGATTTTTGTGTCTTTTTCCAAAAAATAATACATTTGTCCTCCTACCTTAAGGCTTCTTGATTTAGATAAAGCATTATCGCTGCAGTGTTTGGCTGCATTGTAAATGAGCTGTGAAAACCGCCGTACCCATTGCGGCCTAAAAAGCTAACCCCGCTCTTACTGCCGTCTGAATTCCCCCATAATACGATACATGCGTTTGAGTCTGAGCTAAAATTCGCGTATATCGTCCTACTGCTTGATGAGTTGTTTTCATATCGCTCTATTTTGATTATCGTGTTGGTTTGTTTTAGCTGATCAAAACTTACATCCGCGCCGAATTTTATCTTGCCGCCTGATATTTCAAACGGCGTCAAGCTCCTTAGGCTATCGGTTATCCTGAAGTTGTCGGCGTTTATCTCAAATTTAGACTGCTGATTGCTGCCGTCGCCGTAGCTCCAGCCAGTTATTCTGCCTCTGCTATCGGTCACGACCGATTTTACGCGCGCGGCGTAGTCTTTAGCCTGCGTGGCTATGGTCGAGGCGTTGTCAATCTTTACGTTTTGCCCGCTTACGGACGCGTTAAGCCTGCTTAAATCGCTTGTTATCGAGCTTGTTTTCCCGTCTACCGCGCGATTAATCTTTGTTTCTACATTGCGCATTATTTGCGTCGAGAGATCGTCCGCATTAGGCAAAGTCGCCTTTAGCTCATCAAATTTCTGCGCTAGCGCCTGGTCTTTGCTAGTATAGCTTTGTTTTAGCTCATTTATGCTAGCGTTGATTTCGCCAAATTTCGCGTTGATTTGTTGTATCGCCTGTGCTAAGGCTTCGTTGTCGGTAGTCACAGCGACGTCTTTTGTAGTGACAATGGCCTGTATCTTGTCGTTTACCGCCTTGACCTCAGTTTTTAGCTCTTTTACGTCTTTGATTACGCCTTTGAGCTTATCGCGCAAATTGACGTTATCAAAGGTGTACTCTTTGTTTAGATAGTCCTCGATTATCTTTTCAAGCTCGGTTAGATGATCCCATATGTTTACATCTCCGCTGCTACCGCCGCCCGCAGCGCCGCTATTATTATTTCCCCCGTTATTGCCGCCGTTGCCGCCACCATTTGGACGCACTGCCCAATAATCAGGCACCAAATTAGCCCTCATATCTGCTCCTTTTACTAATTTTGCTTTGCCGCGCAAAACGCAGTATTTGTCGTCGTTCTTGTTTCGTATCCATACGCTATACGCGTGCCAAACTCCGCCGTAGCCGTATATGTCGCTGATGTCGTTTTTGAAAAACCCTTCAGGCGCGCTTTGCCATATCTCGCTACCGCACCGCACTAAAATTTCATTACCTCTGATCGCGCCTACGCCCGTGACGTAAAACCCGATGTCGTTTTCGATATTCGTAAAAGCAACGAATACATCATCGTACTCGGGGTTAAATCTTATCTCCTCGCCGTTTTCGCCCGTGTACGCCGCCTGCAGAGTAAAAGCGCTATCTATGATAAAGGTTTTGTCGTAGTATAAGTTCATACTACACCGCCAAAGCTCTATTTCTCCAGCCATTGGCGTAAATTTTTAACCGCGGATTTTTCTCGATCAGCTTGTTGTAGTATTCAAGCTCCGCCCGGTCAAACTGTTTGTCAAATCGCTCCTCGTCATATCTATTTATCGCCGTTACCGTTTGATCGCCGACTATGCCGTCATTCACTACGCCTACCAACTGCTGCGCAACTCTCACGGCAGGCTTTACGCCGACATTGACGCCAAAGATAAACATCTCGTTTGCTTTGATTTGGCTCTCTATTCCGTCAAGCCTCATACGATCCCAATACGCCTCTTTGTAGAATGCTCGCACCTGCGCACGCAAATTCTCGCTAGCGTATAGCGCACGGGATATTTTCTTGATGTCGCCGCCAAGAGCCACTGCGCCTAGTATCTCGTCCCAGCCAGCCCAGTGCGGGTGGGCATCTTGGTATATTCCCATAAACGTCCAACTCTTTTCTGTTGGGTTTTTATCTAGCGCGTTCTCGGGTTTAGAGAATTCAAGTCTCATTAAAATTAAAAAAGCTTCGTTAAAATTTGCCATTTTTCGCTCCTTGTGTTAATTATTTTTCAAATTTTTAACGCTTTTCTCTGACGCGTTAAAATTTTCCTCAAAAAATATTCTCTCCTTATGCTCGCCTTTTTTGCCTATGTTAAAGCCCTCTACGGGGCGGTGGTAGCCCATTACCCGGCTCCATACGGTGCATTTTGTGCGCTGTGCTTGCAAGCTCTCTAATATCTCGCTATTTGTCATCTTCTCGCTCCTCGTGCCTAAAACTTCCGCCGTAGTCCCCGTAGTCGTAGCTATTGCCGTTTAGCCCTTCTATCTTTTTTTCTACGGCTTTGTCTATCATCGCGGTAGCCCACTCCGCGCCTCTCCACGCGAAAAACCCGCCGACTGCTAGCGAAAATTTGGGCGCCTGCGTGAAGTAAAACGTCGTTTCATACGCTAGCCAGCATACAAACATCGAGCTAGCAGTACCTACGACTAAATTTACGAGCCTTTGCGCGCCCTTTTTACCGCTATTTGCCATATTCAGCAGTCCGCCTACTAGCCCGACCAAAACGACCCAAAAATAAAGCCCTATCTCCTCTATTACGTCATCCATTTTTCTCCCTCACTTCGTGACTAGCCACATTAGCAAGATTGATAAAACGATCTCGATAATAGCTTTTTTGCTTAGCCAAAATTTTCTAGCTCTAGTCGCCAACTCTATCATCTACGCACCCCTTTAAAAGTTCCTCGCAGGTTTTGAAATACTCCATTAGCTCGCGCGCGCTTTGCGGGTCGTTCGCCTCAAACTTCGGCTTTACGGGCATTTTTGCAAGGCACGCTACGGGCGTTTTTACTTCTTGATAGACTGTTTTCGTGATGATTTGCGGCTCTTTAGACGAGCAACCGCAAAAGATAATCGCCAAGATTATCATCGTAGCGCAAAGGACTACGAAATCACTCTTTAGCCTTATCTCTTTATTTTCCCGCTTCATTGATTAGCTCCTCGTAAAATTTGAGTTTCTTTTCGCACTGCGCGTCTTTAACCGGCACTTCTATCTTTTGAAACTTCGTCACTACGCGCTCCTGCGTCGCCGCTACATCAGCGGTTTTTACGGCTAGCGCCTTGATTTTCTCGTTTTGAAAATCTATGCGCGTATTGCACTCGCTTAAATTTGCCGCCGAGATTTGCAAAGCCGCTTCTTTTATCGCTAGCTCTTTTTGCGCCTGAGCTAGCTCCGCTTTTGCTTCTTTGATGTCGCCTCTTAGCTTCCAGATTTCAAGCCCAAGCCCTAGCATTACGCCCGCAAGTGCGCCGATTACGATTAGCCAAAGCTTGTTTGCGATTAGAAAATTCATCACGCCCCCTTTAACAGTTTTGCGGCGACGGCCAAGATAATGATAGCCGCCGCGATAATCGCGAATTTCTTTGTCGATGCGTTCATTCTTTGATCCTTTTAAAAGGGTTTATCGCCCAAACCGTTTGTAGCACTTTTTTATCGTTCTCGTCCATATACGTGTGTTTGTTATCCTTGCGCATACCGACTACGTCCATCAGTTTCCATCCGACGTAAATGCGGCAATAAAAGCCGCTTAAAAAGCCTTTATATCTTATCTCGCGGTAGTAGCCAAAACGTTCGCGTCCGTCTTTCATCTTGCAAACCACCAGGCACTCTGTGTTCTTTTGCCCTTTGTTGTATGTAGCAAATACGTCGCCTTGAGCGCGCACTGTGCCCGCGTCGATGTCCTCGACCTTGACGCCCAGATATTTCGCGCTAAATACGCCTATTCTATTGCGGTATAGCCAGCAAAGCCTAGCCCAGTAGGTGCGGTTCTTGCCGTTTGGATAGTGTTCGCCTCTCCACCCGTCGTCGCCGTTGATGCCGTAGTCCGGGTCATCAAACCACGCCGCCCATCTCGGCAGTTTTTCGCTCTCTTTACCGCAAAAAAGCAAAGCGATCGGCACGACGAGAAACTGCAAAATCTCAAGCGGTATCTCTACCGCTACGTTTTTCAAAATTTGAAGTTTTTGTTTCGCCGTGAGTTTCATCGTCATACCTTTCTGATTCTTGCGCCTACGCCGAGTCTGAGAAGATGTTCGCTGCTAGAATCCATCCCCGCGCTTACTACTATTTGACTTAAGGATGTTAAGCCTTTAAAATTATTCGCCCCACTAATTTTTACTAATTTCCTCATCGTCAAATAAAATACGTTAGATAGGTTGCAAAAATTACCTGCCCCGGTTATAGTATGCAAGCTTGGAAACGTAAAATCATTGACCGTCATAGAGTTGTTTGAAAAGCAGGTATTCTTAACGGTTTCTAGCAAAGGCGCGTCTATCTTTGTTAGCGCAGTTGTGGAAAAACTGTCATTCGCTTCTCTTAGCAAGGGGACTTTCAAGGTTCTTATATCCCCGCTTAGATTGTTAAAGCAGCTAGCCCCAAGCGTCTGTAACGCTTTTAAATTTAGCTCCGTCATACCAGGAGCGACCAAAATTAGAGAAAAATTATTAAAATTGTTTGCCCCGATTTTCGTAAATTTGCTAAAGTCTAGTTTGTTTTTGTGGTAGTTAGGAGCTTCGCAAATGTTTTTATACGTCTGCGTAAAACTATTTGGGACTTCCTTCCCCCATAAAACATAGTCTAGCCCGCCTTCTTTGACTATCTTTGTTACTTCGGGATAGGGCTCTCCGCCCTTGCCCCCGAAAAAAAATGCGCCTTTTAACATTATGCGGCCTTTATGAAAGAGATTAGCACTTTGTTGTCGCCTGGGCGCACGAAGTAGCTAAAAAATACATATCCTTGCCCGTACGTCGCTTCGCTTGGGTTTAGGATTACAAAGTCGCTTGAAAAGCCGGATACGCCTCCGCTAATATACACTAGCCCGCTTTGACCTGCCTCTCTAGACCCTGCCGTTATTTGCCCGCTTACGCTACCAGTGAAATTTACGCCTTGCGTAAAATCTATCGTATTGCTTGCGATGTTTTGCGCTTTGACGTATTTGCTTAGCGCGTTATCCAGTTGCCCGCGCGTGAGATAGTTTCCTAGCGAGCTAGCCGTAACATACGCGCCTAGTTGCGATTTGAGCGCAAACGTCGGTTTGTCGCTCTCGTATGTAGTCGTCGACAGCTTGTCGTATAGCTCGTCTTTCGTAGCTAGCGTCGCAGTTTTTGCCGCGATTAGCTCGCTTGCTTTCGTCTCGTCTATTTTCGCGCCTAGCTCCTCTTTCGTGGCTAGCCCGCTCACGTCTACGCTACCCGACGTCTCGCCTTTTTTGGCGTATGTTTCGTCTATTTTTTTGCTTGAATACGTCTTGCTTTCGCTCTGCTCGCTATCGTCGATAGGCGATGTCACGCTTTCTAGTTTTTCCTCTATTTGAGATTTGAGGGCGGCTAGCTCCGCATATTTGCGCTCAAAGCTAGTTTTGACTTGTTCAAACTCCTCTGTTTTTCTTGTGAGCAGCGCGCTAAAAGCCTCTGTTTTGAGGTTGATTTCGTCTTTGGCGTTTTTGCCTGCGCGCTCCACATCGGTCACTATTGGGGCAAGATTGTTTTTTGCCTTATCGATCAGCTCTTTTGACTTCTCTACATCGTCGCTTAGCCCTTGCATTTTGTCGGCTAGATAGCGAAACTCGCGCAATTCGTTGACGTCTATACTTTTGACGGCAGCCTCTAGGTCTTTGATTTGGGATAGTAGAAATTTCAGCGCTTCTAGTTTTTCCGCGCCCATTTTTAGTTCGTATATGCTTGTCATTTTATTAGTCCGCTTTCTTTGATAGTTTTCGTCGTATTTGCAAAAAATTCGCTCGCCTCTTTAAAAAAGGCTAGCAAATCAACTGTAGCCAAAACCCGCGCGCTCAAAATCGCGGGGAATAAATCTCTATTCATAGCCCGTACTCCTTTCCGTAGTTGGCGTTGTAGTCCGCGATGATTTCAAGGGCTAGCGTGCGATAGTAAGTATCTTGATTGAGTAGAAACGCCACTTCGTTAATGACGGCGTACGTAAGCGTCTCGTCTATCATCAGATGTTCATCGGGGTCGTTAAAATTCGGACGATCGGGGTAGGTCAAAAACGCGTTTTGGTCTACGTTTCGATATACCCGCTCGTTGCTCTCTATACTACGCAAAAGCTCGTTTGGTATGCATTTGTTCGCCACGTATAGCATAGCCTCGAAAAACACGTCGCTTAACGTTTCGTCATCGGGGACTTTCTTATCCCCGACGCACTTGAATTTCAAGATTTTTTTTGCATCTTGGCAGCGCATTTTTACGCCTTTAAGCCGACTCCGATCGCAAACGCGTCGGCATTTCTAACCTCTAGGCAACCCTCTGTATAATATCTCTTTTGTATAGCCGTTTTTGACGTAGTAACGTCTTTTAGCTCGGTCGGCACGAGTAGGCCGTTTTTCATATACTCAAAATCGCCCGCGATAAGCACGTCGCCTAGCCCGAATTTTGGAGAGAGGAAGCGATGGAGTCTAAAATTGACCTTGCCAAAGTCCGTATCAAGGCTCACTACGCTTGAATTCACGTGTTTTTCGTTGCCAAATTGACGAGTAGCAAATTTGTTGATCGCAGGTTTTAGCCCAGCGCCTACGAATACGTCTTTTGCAGTTGCGCCCACATCGTAGATATTTTGCAAAAGGCTATGTAAGATTTCCTCTGTTAGCGTCGTCTCCGTACCGCTCCAGTTGTTCGTGCTGTCAAAAGCTACCACGTTTCCTCTTTTGCCGCCGCTCCACGCCGTAGCGCCCTTGGCGACGTAGTAGAACATTCCCGCCATTTCGCCCGCCGTCGTATCGGTTCTTATCGCAGGCGCCATAAATACGGATTGTTTTGCGTTTGCATGGCGGCCTAGTCCAAATAGCGCATACTCCATATCCAGTTTATGCTCTTTGGCTCTTTTTGCTATCTCGCGCGGTAGCTCCTTGCCGCCGTACGTAGCCACGGCTTGCATACTTCTTGACACGCTGACGTTCGTCGTGAAAATTTGCGTTGCATTTGACGTTTTTTGAACGGTACTTTTTCTCGTATCGTCAAAGTCGCTGATCTCTAGTTGCGCGTTCTTTTTCGGTGCCGCTAGCGTATCGGTTAGCCAGCTATGCTCTATGCCTTTGACTTCAGACGTACCGATCATACTTAGTATCGGCGTTTCGTCCGCGCCTATTAAAATGATTTTGTCATAGACCGAAGGCTTTAAACCTTCTCTAGACGTTGCCGGGGCTTGATAGCCCGTACTTGTGATTGCCATAATTGCTCCTTTTTGTATGGTTTAGGGCAATTATCGCGTAAGTCGCAGTCCTAAATCTACCTAGTTTTTGGGAAAAATTAGAGGAAAATAGTGTCAAAATTTGCATAATTTGGGAAAAATAGAAAAAAATAGCCAAAAAATACGGCAATTTTTGGGAAAATAGGGGGCGCCCCCTAAATAGAGAATTTGATTGTTAAGTTTCGTTGCTTTGTATTATTTTATCTCAATATCGTCGCATATTAAGCTAATATTCGCTCCGCTTGCTTCTCTTAGCGTTTTTAGAGTATGTTTAATGTTTCTCATCGCCTCTATGTTTAGCGTTTGAGGCAGCCACTCCGCACCGCAGTTAGGGCACTCATTTAGAAAAACCTTG